GCGGGGATGTCGGGGATGTCGGCTGCCAGCAGAGGCGCAGTCCCTGTGATGTGGCCCTGGGCGTCGTAGGTGAATTTGACGCCGGTGCCTGCCGTAATGCTGTTCAGGTGGCGCAGTTCGCCCGTGGCACTGACCGTGAACTCAGGGCCAGGCGACATGGCCCCAATGGAACCCGATGCGGCTGCGGGCAGGTCAAGAGCTGTGAGCGCACGCCCTCCTGTCACCAGGCCCTTGGCGTTGTAGGTCACCACGCCGTAGGTGGTGGTGCTGCTGGCCGTTACATCGTTGTCGATGCCCAGCACACCACCTGCACTGATGCGCAGGCCGTCGCCGTTCACCACCACTGCACCTTGAGATGTGCTGGTGGCCGTGGGCAGATCGGGGCCAGTGATAGCGCGGTGCGTGACGGCACCACCGGCGGTGGTAGGGCCCGCCAGGAACTGCGCTTTTGCTGTGGTGGGAACAAGCCCGGCCCGCAGCTCCACCGTGTCACCTGTCGCCATTGGCGATGTGGACACAACCCCATCGCTGTAGGGGGTGAGCTTGTTGACGCCGCCGTTGGTGGTCCATGTCAGCCAGCCCGTGCCGCCCCACACCTGAGCGGTGTTGGTGGTCAGGTCCAAAACGATCTGGCCGACGAACTCACCCGCCGCCGGGAAACCCGTGACAACTGACAGCGAGCTGTTGTCCGCCAGCTTGCGGCCTGTGACTGAGTGATCCGCCAACTTGGCGGTGACCACGGCGCCGTCTGAGATAGACCACGCCGCAGATAGCTTCGAGCTGGGGATGCTCCCGTCGTCAACAAAGGAGAAGCCCCGCTGAATCAGATCCTTGACGGTTACCTTCTTCGTCTCAGATGCGCTGATGTCGGCCAGCGCCACTGGGTCTGTCGCTTCGACCAGACTGCCCGCCAGCGCTGGCAACTCGCTGATCTTCAAGTCACCAGGCATCGTGTCAACCCGCTATGGGGCCAGCTTAGAGCGGCTCTTCTAGGTCAATAGCGGCGCCGGATTCCTGCAGCAAGAGACCTCTGTTCTCCAGTAGCAGGTGGGTTGGCGGGATGCCCATGCGGAGCTTGACGGGGCCCGTTGTCACGAACTGCACCTGAGAGCGCACCACATCGTTGTTGCCGAACGCCATGGCGACGTTGGTGACGATGCAGCTGGCTTCGTACCAGAGCAGCTGATCTGCGCCGGTGTGCAGGTAGAAACGGCCATCAAAGTCCGCTCCCTGCTGGAGCTGCAGCACCAGCTGGGCCAAGTAGTTGGGAGCCTCGGGATAGCTTCCCCCGTCCTTGGCTGCGGGGTCACACGCAGCCCAGCGATAGTCCCAGATACAGGTCAGCTCGCCCTGCCCGCTGATGAGCCCGGCGGTGTACCGGTCACGGAACTCCTCGCCCAGGCTGGTGGTGTCCACCGTCTCGCGGCTGGTGGTGATCGAATAGTCCGTGAGCTGCGCGAGGCAGCGGTAGATCACGTTCTTCGTGTGAACTCGAACCGCAAGCGCTGTCGTGATGTCCTGCAGCTGGACGGCTGTAGACAGTTGCCCGTTCAAGGCGTCCTCGAACGAGCGGTACAGGCGGATGCCGCCGGCGTCGTCGACGGACACAAACCACTTGCCGTCGGGGTGGAGTGCCCCGTCGCTCCAGCCGCTGGGGTCAACGAAGGCCAGCGGGGCGCCGTCCACCGTGGCGATCTCCACTTTGTCGCCGGTGATCAGGGCGGCGGAGTCAAAGTCGAAGGAGAACCGGCGGCGGGCGGTGTTCACATCAGCGGGGTTGATGGTGCCGGCCAGGCTGGAGTTCTCACTGGCGCGTCGCAGTTCAACTGAACCGCTGCTGCCGAGGTAGGCCGCCATCAGAACACCGCCTCGGTTGGCGCCCCGTTGGCCTCAAAGCTCACCTGGGCTGACAGCACCTCGCCAACGGCCATCTGCATCTGGATGCTGGTGAGCCATGCCTGCACTGTGATGTGCTTGCCGCCCGCCGTGCCGTCGTTCACCCTCAACTTCAGCGTGGCGGCCTCGCTTTCGGCAGCCTGCCCAGGCTCTGCGGCGCTGGTGCGAGCCTTGACCACCTTGCGAATCAGAGTGCTGGCGTCGTTCTTGCCGTTGGCATCGGCGTAATAGAAGAGGGTGCAATTGCCGCTGGTACTGCGCACGCCTGGTGTCGTGGTCCGGTCCGTGTCAGCCAGAGAGGTGGTATCAAGCGTGGAGAGATTGCTGGTGATGCTCCAGTTGGCCACCTTGGCGGCCTTCATCCCGTCGATCCACAGCTCCCCCTGGGCGCCCGAATAGAAAGTCATCAGAACACACCCACCAGCGCCACAGTCACGCTAGAGCGCCCTGGCCTGACGCTCTCGATCTTTGGCGGCTCGCTATAGCGCCAGCGGTTGCCGGTCGCTGACGCAGCCATAGCGTCCTGCGTGCCAGCCCAACCGCGCTTCGTAGCCGTGTTGGCGGGTAGCGAGAAGGTGGCGAAGGTGCCCTGGCACTGGTCGAAGTGCGTCAGGAACTGCTGCGCATCGGCGTCGGTGATGTTCTGGTAGCTGAGCGACAGGGACATGCCGGTGCGCCTGCTGCCGTAGAGCATCCGCAGCTCAGCGCCGTTCTGCGAACGGAAGGTCTTGATGGGCCAGTTGCCGGGGTCGAAAGCGCGGCTGGTGGGGACCAGTTCGGGGTAAGCCATCAGTCGAGGATCTCCCAGGCTGTGGTGCTCAGCATGTCGGCGACGATCGTGCTCTTCAGCGCATTGTCGGTCGGGAAGTGTGATGCCGACACATCCACCAGCCCGTCCTCGTCAAGCGTCAGCTCCTCGATGAGGTAGACGTTGCGTTCACGCACAGGGGACTGGCGGGTGAACAGCATCCCCCGTTGGGTGGGGTCGGCCACCTCGCCGTTGGCGACCGTCAGGCTGACCGTCTCCACCTGTTCGCTGCCTTGCTTGTAGGCCAGCACTTGGTAGGTGCCATCCGCCAGGGGCGTCGCGCTGAGCAGTTCGCCGCTCAGGCCCACCACGCCGTTCAGCGTGGCGCTGTAGGGGCTGGATTCGGTGTCCACGCGGATCAGCTGCCCCGGCGCCAGGTTCATCCCGTAGGGCGTGGTCTTGAACTTGACCATGTGGGTGACGCGCCGCCGCAGGCTGAGCATGTACTGCCCCACAAGAATCGCCTGTTCGCGGTTGGTGCAGAACAGCGTCAGGTCGAAGGTCTCCTGCGGGTGCGTGTCCGCTGCGGGTTCGTTCCACTTCACCGTGACGGTGCGCTCTTGAGACAAGCTGTTCTTTGGGCCCCTCCGGTAGGTGACGACCGCCTTGATGTCGCGGCGCTCCTCGGCGTTGAGGTAGTCCAGCTGGTAGCTGCCGTCGATGATGTTGCCGTCGGTGAAGATGCCCTGCACCTGAACCGCACCAGCGTTGAGGCTGCCGTCGGCGTTGCAGGGCAGCGCGGGCACCACCGAGAATTGCCCGCCAGCGATCACGAAGCTGCACAGGTTCAGCGGGGCCAGTTCCACCAGCAGCGAGCGGACGTTCTGGGCATCCGACAGCACCCCATCGAAGTGGATCCTGTTGGCGGTCAGGAACTTGGCGGTGAGCTTCATGTCCTCGACCTTGATCAGGTCGGGCGAGATTGTGGCGCCAAGCCCCATCACCTTGTCGGTCAGCAGGTGGTACGCCAGGTCGCAGAACAGGTTGCTGGGCCCCCTGCTGCCGTCCAGGCAGCGGTACACCGGCACCCCGTCTGGCACCCAGGCGCGCACCTGATCGAGCTGCTGATAGCTGCGTCCTGACTTCAGCGCCAGCCCCAACAGCGTCATGCCGTCGTAGTTGGGGGTGCTGGCGTTGCTGACGCTCTCGTTCACATAGACGATCTCATGCTCGGCGTTGCTGGCATTGGACTTTTCCAGTTCGCTGTAGTGGCTGATGTCAGCGATGCGGCTGGTGTGCTCGAAGATGCGTTGTGAGCTATAGGGGTTGGGCGGGATGAAGGTCAGCCCCATGCTCGACACCTGATACCGACAGCCAAAAGGGATGCTGATGAACCCGTTGCTGGGACTGGCGATGATGTGGTCGAACTGTTCCCCTTGCCTCCAGCTGCCCGTTGAGCTGACCACCTCTAGGCGTTGCTCGACCCAGTAGTGCTGCCTGCTCCACATCAGGAAGAACGCCCAGTTGCCGGTCTTGGCGACCGACTCGCTGTAGGCGGTCAGGCGGATAGTGATGGTTTTGCTGCCGACCGTGACGGTCTTCGTGGCGCTTTTGGTCTGTTGCGGGCTGGCGTCCGCCTCGCCCAGGAACTCAGTCATGTAACCCGCGTGACGCCCCACCGTCACCGATGAGGGCAGCCATTCCAGGCGGGTGAGCGCCTGCGGCATGTTCTTCCACTCGCCCGTGGCGCTTTGCCCTGAGCGGGTCTGCAGCTCACGGTTGGCCAGTAGATCACCAGCTGCCACCTCACGGCCTGTGGTGGTGACACGGAAATCGCCGTAGGCGGTGGAGTAGTCGGCGCCGAGGATCGTGCTGCTGGTGGCGTCCAGCTCCCAGAACGCTTCAGTCAGTGGGGTGTATTGCCGCACATCCGCCCCGCACTTGGGGATGATCCGATACTCGTAGCGGCCAGGTGTCCGCGCCTTGATGCGGATGTAGTTGTACTTATCCACCGGACGGTTGCCGGTCACGCAGAACTGCTCACCCAGCGCGACCCACTTGTACTCCGTCCCGTCAGGCTGCAGACCAGCAGGCCGTAAGAAGATCGTGAACGCGCTGGTGCGATCGAAATAGCGGCTCATCGTGCCGCCGCTCAGATTCACGCTGTCGTCGTCCAGTGATTTCAACTTGCTCGGTGTTGGCACCACGCTGAAGTTGCACAGCCCATTGGCGCGGTTCCACACCTGTGACCGGATCCCGATCTCGGTGGCATCAGTGCGGCGCACATTGCGCACCACGCCCAGGTCCACCTTCAGTAGCGGGTAGTAGCTGGGGCCAAGCCAGCCGTCTTCAGTATTGAGGGTGAGACCCTCGCTGACCATGGCAGCGTTGATGGCCTTGCTGCCGGCGATGCCGATCTCGTTGACGCCCCCCAGCAGCTCAGTGCATTCGAGGATGTAGTCGAGGGGTTCGGTCTCCTTGCGGGAACGCAGGCGGCGGAAGGTCTCGTCGGGTCGGTCGATCACCTTCCAGAGGGTGCGGCCAATCAGGAAGGTCTCGCCCACCTGCATCGCGTCATCGGCGGCAATGCACTCGTCCTGGATTGCGTTGTTGATGTCCTCGACCTCGACGCCGCTATCGCCGCTGATGTCGGCTATCGCACGGGTCAGCTCGTAGGCAAAAATGCGGAACTGAACCTTGTGGCCCACGGCGACAGTGACACGGGTGGGGACCGTCATGAAGGTGCCGTTGTGCCCTACCAGGCCCATGCGGCGGCCATAGCCACGCCCCAGGCCAGGCATCCCCCCGCCGCCAGCGCCACGACCACCGGCTTCGTCACATTCTTTGCCCGCGATCTTGCGGCGCTCGTAGCGGATGGTGCCCTGCGGGTCGTCGTCAGCGTCCTTGATCGAGGGGCAGCTCACCACCCGCCAGTTCACCCGGTAGGCCGTGCCATTGGGGATCGCGCCGTAGACCCCGAAGCTGGTGTTGTTGCTGGGGGTGTAGACGCAGCTGAAGCCAGGCTCGTCTGACCCCTCAGCCGTGGGACATAGGAAGGCGTCATCGCTGGTCTGGGGATCGCCGCTATCGCGCCGGCCGCGGCTGCCATACAGCAGGTGCTTGGCGTGAATGCGCCCCTCGCCCCGTGACCAGTAGACGGCAAACGACTCCTTAAACACCACATCCAGCGGGCTGTTGCCCAGGAAGATGCCGGCCAGGTCGGGTTGGCACTGGAGCCTCTCGCCCACGGCAAACAGGGCCTTGATGCCCTGCGACTTCCCGTAGCTGAACATCCGGCTCCAGACCAGTGCCGGTCCCAGCACCAGCCCGCCGGTGGTGCGGTCGCCGTAGATGCCGTACCGCCCGAAGGGGATGGCGATGCGCTGGCCGTATTCCGCCAGCTCAGAGATCGAGTCGAAGCCGTAGGTGCTGTTGAACCTGTTGACTTGGTTCGAGTTCTTCAGCTTGCGCTGCTGGATCTGCGTGGCCTCCTTCGGCTTGGGGGCCAACAGGGCAGACACGGCGCTGAGCGCAATGCCGATCGCCAGGTTGATCAGGATGGAGACCGGATCGCACCTGATGTCAGGAATGTGGTCGTAGGCCGCCGGTCTGCGCTGCGCTCGCCACAGTGCTTCTTCAGTGAACCGCCGGTATTCCTCTGCGCTGCAGCCCAGCGTGTCAATCAGTTCCCGTTCAAACGGGAGCAGGGGCAGCGTTCTCCGTTGCGGGCCCGAAAGAAATGGCACGATCCCACTGCTGCCAGTGGTGCCCACGCCACCCTCTCCAGTTGCTGGTTGATGTAGAGGAGACCGCCCGACCATACGACTGCAAATGCCCAGGAGTCCTGTGGCAGCAAGGCCACCATCCCATCGTAGGCAGGGGCTGAAGTCCTCTCACCCCAGGCCAGCAGGTCGCGCAGCACTGCGCGGCGTGACATCTGCGGCCAGTCTGGATTGAACGGTGGGCTGGAAAGACCCAGCCGGCCACGAACTTCGTAGACCAACTGGATGCAGTTCAGCGAGGAGTATCCACCGCCGGTGAGGCTATACGGCTTCCCAATCAGATCAGCGCAATCAGAATCCAACGGCGGCGGTATGCGGCAAGGCGCCCACTAACTTCTGGTGGATCGTGCGGGCCGGCACCTCGCCGCCCACGGCGTCCAATACCGTGTTCAGCCGCAGGGTCACGGCGGTGTCGTCCCAGCCGCCGCCTGCCACCTGCCCGAGGTAGCGATGCAGGATCGTGTAATCAGCGCGGTTGGTGGGGTTCAGGATCAGCACCCGCACCACCGCAATCCAGTGGTTGTCCACCGCCTCGGTGATCCACGGGCGGCTCAGCTCGTTATTGGGGAACAGCAGCGACGCTTCGATGTTGTCGCCCTGGCGGCTCACGCTCACACCTGAGAAGCCAAACGGCAGGAAGCTGCACTCCTGCGTGTCGATCGTGACCGTCTCCCCAATCCAGAAGTTCTGGAAGTGACGGCGGCTGCCATCAGGGAGGCGGAAGGTAAGCCGGTGGCCGTAGGAGAGTTCCATCAGCCCAGGCCCAGCTTGCCGCGTGTGGCGGCACTGTTCTGCAGACGGCGCAGGGTGCGAGCCTCGCCCATCTTGGCGCCCTGCATCACCAGCGATTGCGCCTGATCAGCCTTGATGTACTGGCTGTCGTTGAAGTTCAGCACGCCGCCGCTGATGTTGATCTGCGC